TTCGCCATCGGCTCAAGCACGGCAATCTTGAAAAGCAGGGTATTCAGTTGGATGAGCGCCGACCGGACAAAATCCTTGAACCGGAATTGCCCCGTGTCGCAAAACTCGGCAAAGGCGTACTCCATCGTCCTGAACACGCCCAGGGTGTAATCTTCCATGAGCTTGCCGTAACTCTCGTATTCCCGTTGCAAATCACTCAGGGCTTTCGTTGCGCCGGAGAGGGGGTCTTTTCTCAGGATTTCCTCGATCCGCACGCGCTCCTTTTGGATCTCAAGCAACTTCTCGGCGCGGTCGAGTTCGTCCATTTCCTTTGCGTCGATAACGTTATTCCATGTCAGGCGTGCCTGAATCATGTCCCGTTGCGCCTGCACCTTGGCCTCAAGGTTATAGAGGGTTGCGGCGAGGTAGTCCTCTTCGTTCATCCCCATGAGGCGTTGCAGGTCGAGCATCTTCTGGTCGGCGTCTATGATGAAATTCTTTTGATCGACAACGGCCTTTAGTCCTGACGATATACCATCGTAGAATTTTGCCTCTTCCTTCAGAAGCTTGAGATATGCCTCTTCTGTATCGACGTACTTCTCTTCTGCCTTTGCCTTACCGGCCTTACCTTCAACCTTTGGCTTGACCCCAGGTTTGCCATAAAGAAGCGGATGGTTCCATGTTGCCCCGCCGGTCATCTTTTCCAACTGCGCGGGCGTCATTCCGGCAAGCGAAGCCGCCTGTTGCTCTGGCGTGACGTAGACATCGCCCAAGGCGTTAAACGCCTCATAACCCTTGAGCCCTTCGCCCTTGCGGATCGCGTTCAAGATGGAAAAGAATTTCGTCAGTGCGGGGATTAACTTCATGCCGACGGCCTCGGCAAAGTCAGCACTCTCAACCTTTAACTGCCTGAGTTGCCCTGCAAACGTCTCGGCCTGGGCCTGCGCCTGCGGCCCCAGGGCGTCGTTTAATTGCTTCAATACATCCGTCCCGCGCATGCCCTCCTGAAGAAGTTCCTGCATCTCGGGGACAACTTTCTTGATGGCCCGCTGCTGGCCCCAATATGCCTGCACGACCATTTGCATTGCGGGCTCGAGTTCGAGCCCGTATGCCCGCGCAAGGTTTGTCGCCGTTTCGGTCGCAAGCTTGAGGTCTTCCGTGCCGATTCCAGCCGTCAACATGCGGGACGCGCCGCGCATGATCTCTTCGTCGGTGAATCCCGTGGCAGCCTGCATCTCCTTTGCCATGCGCTGAATGGCTGCGCTGACAAGATTGATGTCACCGACGCGCTTCGCCCCAAGGGTCGCCAGGGACGTATTGAGCTGCGTGATGGCCTGCTCCGCCGCCGATGCCTCCTGCACGGCCTTGTGCAAAAAACCCGTCACGCCCGCAAAGGCGGCGGTCCAGCCTATGCCCTTCAGCATCGTGGAAAATCCGCGATCGACGCGGCGCTGGAAATTATCCAGAATGGTCGTCGCCTTTTGCACGTCGCCCTGCAAGCGGGCAACGTCCATGCCGAGCTGCACATAGAGATTTGCAACGGGATCAACCGCCATCAGAGCCGTTCCTTGAATTGCATGAATCCAGCCTTGATCTTATCCGCTACCGTCTCCGCGTCTTCACCCTTCAAGCGCTTGTTCTCGATCTCGAAATAGGCCCGCCATTCGCTGAGTTCGACCGAATCCGTCCGCTCGAGCAATTCGCGCACCGTCATTCCCAGTTCTCTTGCGAGGGCAAAGTAAAAATACCTCGACCCCCGCTGTTTCAGTTTTTTGCCAGCAAATCCACCGAGTCATTGCTGATTGCGTTAAGCCGTTGTGCCGCCATATAAATGCGTTCGAGGGCATGGGCTGACTTCTCGCCAAGGGCTTTTATCTCGCCGTCTGCAAACAACCGCTTGCCTTGCTCATTCACTAGCACCCTGGCGAGAAGCTTCGCCCGCATGTCCTCTCTGTTAAGTTTCACTTCCGTGCCCTTGAGTTCGTAAAGGGATGCCTCGTAGGCGTCCCGTTCGCTACCCGTCATGCACTTGATCCGCACCTTGCCGCCCCACTCGGGAACGTCGATGTCTTCATACTTCGTGTCCTTTGCGGCAAGGATCTCTTCTTTCGTAAGGTACATGGTTAAGCCCTCCGACTTTACCGTTAAATGACCGTTGCGTAAGTACAGGCTCCCGTAATCTCAAGCGTGATTGAACCCTTCACGACCTGATCGACAGCCCCCGAAATACTAAATGCGCCGACGTAGGCGTCAAAGATGATCTTCGTCTTTGCCACTTCCGTCGTGTTGTCGTTAAGCTGAATGACGCCCTTTCGCATGAGGCGGTTTGCCCGGCAGTTTCGCAAATAGTCCTGCGCCGTGGTGCCGGGACGGAAATTAACATCGAGCGTCACCTGACCTTCGTCACGAAGGCCAATCAGTTTTTCTTTTGCTGTGCTTCCGAGGTGACTGACATCAATGACGTTCGCCCCGCCGGAAGGACCGTTGAAACCCACCACTTCCGCAACGGCATGTGACGTAGAGGTGGATGCCGCCGTGGTAGTGGACCAGAAGAAAATCGCGCCTTGTGATTCGATTGCCATGTCCGTCACCTCCTAAGCGACTGTCGAGTAAGTGACAGCCCCGCTGATTTCAATGGTGATGGCGGCTTTGACAACCTGATCCACGGCCCCCGTAACGGAAAATCCGCTAACGTAACCGTGCCCATTGAGCATCGTGATGGCAGTATCGTTGAGCTTGATGGCCCAATTCCCTTGCGTCCTGGCGGCGCGACACTCCCGCAGCTTAACCTGCCCCGTGTTTGACGGAGCGAGGTTGCAGTCAAGCGTGATCTGGCCTTCGTCTCTCATACCGATTAGCTTTTCCTTCGCCGTCGAACCAAGGTGGCTAACGTCGATCACGTTTGCACCGCCGGAAGGGCCATTGAACCCGATCACTTCCCCGATACTGATAACCGTGCTCAAGGAAGTTGTCGTGCTCCAATAAAAAATGGAGCCCTGAGTTTCAATCGCCATTGGTTAGTTACCTCCTATGTGTCCTTATTCCAGACACTCCACTCTTGCGTTAACCGATAGAAACCGAGTTCCCATTCCAGCGCATCAAGATCATTGACCAAGAGCGCTTTAAACGACGTTGCGGAACCCATAACGCTTGCGACGCGGGTACTTAGGTCTTTCGCGCCCGCATAGCTTGTCGCCCAACAATCAAACTGTATTGTAGGGTTCTCAAGATTTGAGTACCCATCAAGTGCATTGACCCGGTGGCCGCTGATCCTCGAATAGACAAGCGCGGGGAGGGCGTCCGAGCCTTGAGGGACGGCCATCGGGTATATGCGCGTCGAGGTTACGGACGTGATGACCGTAGACCCTGACAGCAAGGAATATATCTTCGTCTCAACCGGCATTGCTTTTCCTCATGCGCCACTCAATGAGCCTGCCGAGTTCCTTTTGAATGGCATCGAGTACGCGTCCCGTACTCATAACGAGCGCGGGTTCAATAAACGGACGGCCCGGAACCTTTGCCCGCCCCCTCTGCATTCTTGCCCTGGCCTCTCTCGCCGTCAGGCCGTATGCTCTTCTGACACCCTTCGTTCTACCCGTTGGTATCCAGCCCTTTTCAATGAATAGTCCGTAATAGCCCGTTTTCAGCCTTGGCTTGACGTTCGTGACAATCTCGGCACCCCTGGACGGCTTCCCCTTGGCAATGACGATGCTGTCACGGAGCTGCCCTATGCGCTTTCTGTTTCTGGCCGTCGTCCCGTATGGGTAACGATAGAAAGCCTTGCCGACCGGAGCCCGCCTGCGGGCCTCGTCCCTGACAAGCCTCGCGCCTTTATTCAACGCCCGTTGGCCGATTGTGCGCTGAATCTCAAGAGGCAGGAGCTTCAACTTCTCATCAAGCTCCCTCAGCCCCTTTTGTTCAATCGTCATGTCGATCATGTAGACCGCCTCGATGCAAGTATGCGAAGCTCCGTGCGTCTGTCACCCGTGTCAATAATGGAATGAATGTTGTATTCTTTACCGTCGTAGACAACCATCATGCTCGGCGTGATGCCCGTCGTGTAGCGAATAAGGAATTCCGTATCTATTGGGGAAGATACCTGATCGGCCTGCCACATCTCGCGCATTGACAGGGGGCGAACTCTAGCCCATGCGTCATTGAGAAACGTGCTCCATGTAGGAACCTGCCCGCCATAAGAATCGGACGTTGACGTGCTCTTGCGGATACTGATTTTCCTGTTGAGCTGGCCTGCCCTCATATTTTAATCACCGTGTACGCATCCAGAAGCCCGTCCACGAACGTGCGCGGAAGCTCAAGCATCGTCTGCGCCCCAGGTTCGACGGACAGGCTTTCCCGGTTGTTATACATGGCCCCCACGCGAAGACGGACCCACGCCTTGACCCCGTATGGAGTCGTGGCCGTAGACGCCCCGCTTAACGCGTAGCCGCACTTGTAGCGGACCCTTACGGCGTTCATTACGTTGTAGGTTTCCGGCCAATCGTTGTCATAGGACGGCACTACCCAGGCGGGCTCCGAATCCCCGTCGATGGAGTAGGCAGTCGCGGACAGGGTAGCCGTCGCCCCGCTGGAGTCGATGTAGGTGATGCTCAAGTCCGTCGAATTTGACGACAGCGGCGGGCGGGGAATCTCAATCCCGCCTTCGGGAAACGCGTCCATGACGAGTTCCCATGTCTGCGGCATCATGGCCCGTTTCGTCTTGTTTTCTGCCTCGTTCTGCGCGGCCATCAGCAT